CTAGCTGTGCGGCTGCTTTCTGTGCTGGGTCTGGGAATATCTTATCCAGAATCTTCCCGCCAAAATCTAATACGCTGCCTATTCCAGTGATGTCCATTACAGCATCCCCCGCCAGGTTTGATCATTTAGAAAAAGCAATCTCTCTGCCGCCCGACGGCGAACAAGCCCGGGTAATACTCCGCCGCCGCCCTTGTTCCATCGCGGGAATTGCTCAGCGGCACCTGCCTTATCGTTTCTGTTTAGCAGCTTAACCAGCGTCGAATCACCAAACGCGCCAGCCCCTATGTTAAATGCAAGCGAAATGCACGCATCGAATTCGTGCTGCTCAAGTGGGACGTGAACACAATTCCCGATTGCCGTTTCAAATCTGGATAAATCAGCAAGCAATAATTGTTTCGCCTCATCTGGAGTTATCTTCTGGCCTGCGTGTACATCCGTTCCAGTGTGACCATAGCCAATCGTCCAGATACCGGCAGGGCACTTATACGCATCGGTCTTGCACAACTCAAACGACTTGATAATGGCTATGCCGTCTGCGGAGGTTTTCATGGAGCAACCCACTTATGAATTACGCTCATCACAGAGCCGCCAAACACAGCGGAGAATATCGAAACAAAAGCCATGCCAACCCACAAGCCGCCCTTACCGCGCTCAGCCATCACTATCAGCGCGTCTAGTTTAGCTCCATGATCGTCTAGCTTACGCTCTAGCCTTTCACAGTCTTTTTTCAGCTGTGCAACATCGCTCTGCATCTGCCCGAACTCCGTATAGTATTTTGCATCCTCACTCACAAGCTATACTCCAAAAAAGGGAATTATCCAGCCATCTGCATTTGCCATGCCGCTCCATCCGACACAAGCACAGCCCATTTGCCAGCAGTTGCCGCCAGAATTGCTGTACCAGCAGCACCGCCCGCTATCGGCACAACGTCAGACGCATTGGATACTACGGTCTGCGCCTGAATTGTGCGCACAGTAATCTCACGACCAGGGCATGTGCTCGCCGTTGGTAGTGTCAGCGTTACGGTTCCAGCGCGGTTTGCGATAATATGCGCATCGGTTGCAAGCAATGAGTATGTTGCGCCGGTTACTGTTGTCGGAATGTTTTTTGCAAAACTGCCGCCTGATTGCAGTGTTGACGTTGGTGCGTTTGTTCCAACAGCAACCATTGATCCAGCTTGTGCAGCGCTTGAACTTGTTCCGGTTCCGCCGCCATCGTAAGCGCCAAGACCAAAAATTACACCGCCTATATTGATCTGGCCATCTGCTGTATTTGATGGCAGGTCAAGAAACGATCCAACGGCAATGTTTGCTTTACCTGTAGTAAGGTTTTTCGCTGACCATGTGCCGATTGCGGTATTCCCGCGACCAGTTGCTAGGTTTAGAGAGTAAGCGCCGACAGCAGTACCATAACCGGCTGTTGTCAGTGTAAATAGCGCATTTGATCCAACCGCGGTATTGGAGCCTGTGCCAGTTGACGCACTAAAGCCTGTATTTTTTCCAATCATTGTATTGTCGGAAGTTTTTGCTGTATACCCTGCCTGATAGCCAAGCGCAGTATTTGCGCCTCCCGTCTGGTTTGTATTTAGCGCATAAAATCCAACGCCGGTATTTGTTAGCCCGCTAGTGTTAGCCTGTAGTGCATTTGAGCCCACGGCAGTCAGGTTCGAGACGGTGCTGTTTTGCAGCGCCAACATTCCAACTGCGGTATTATTGCTGCCTGAAACGTTTGAATACATCGTGTCATAACCGCCAACCGACACATTGTAACTGCCCGTCGTATTGCTTTTCAGCGACTCAACACCAACCGCTAAATTATCAAATCCTGTCGTATTTCCAACAAGAGCACCAACACCAACCGCCGTATTTTGTCCGCCGTTTGTGTTTGCTTGCAGAGCGTTTGATCCCACTGCCGTATTTGACCTTCCCGCTGTATTTAGCAGCAAAGCGAAATATCCTATCGCGGTATTTTGCGACCCGCCGAGATTTGACCAAAGCGACTTATTGCCAAAAGCGGTGTTATACAGACCACTTGCAAGGTTGTAAGCGCCTGCCAGATAGCCCGCAAAAGTTCCGCCGTTGTTTGCGCCGTTTGATCTGGTTTCGTATACAACATTACTTGCCGAGTTTGTGATGCCGATTGTCGATGCAGTCGCAGCAGTAATCGCTTTAACGGATATATTGCTAATTGTTCCGTTAAATGTAGAGGTTGGCGTGAATGTCAGTGGCGTTGTGCTATCAGCAGTCAATACGCCGATCTGGTAGTTTGTTGTCGGATATGATCCATCAGCCGCGTCAGGGTATTTGTGCCCATCACCGCCGGTGGTATCAAAGCCGCCCATTGCAATGTCAACTTGACCAGCTGTGCGGCCAGAAATTGTGAAAGAAATCGCGTATGCGGTATTTGCAGCTAAAGCCGCGACCGTGTAACTCAGCGCGCTTGTATTGCCAGCTGTGTGTGTGAATCCCGCGCCATAGCTGCCAGTCCAGTTTGTTGATGTCCAGCCCGATGATGCTGTTAATTCAGACCCAACGGCAGGGCTTTCTTGTGCGGAAGCAGAAACACCCGACAGGCTGCGAGCCGATAATGAATACGCGCCCAGATCGACATTGCCTGTTGCGCCTGAATACGGGACAGGATCAACATAAGTAATCGTGCCGGATGTTCCTGAAATTGTCATAATTTATCTCCACTTAAAATGTAATTAAACCCATGAAATAGCGCTAACAGTGATTGAAAAAGGAACGGCATAAGCAGAGCCAAAAGCCGCTCCGTCAATGGTATAAGCCTCTACAGTATAAGAAGATGATCCGTATGTTTTTGGATATAACTGAATCTTGTAACTGCCAGCAGCTAGATTTGTTCTGGCAACAGCACAGATCGCAGTGCCGGTTGCAACGCTTCCGCTCATGGTTTTTGGCAGCGTTACAGCGCGGGTTTCTGTTGTATTTCCCGCCGTAAGCGTCCACCCACTATCGTACACAGTGACCGGCTCTAACTCCCAACTTAGCTCATTCCAAGTATTATTTGTGCCTGCATTGTAGTTAGATATATAGTTTGCTGACACAATATCAATTATTCTGTTTCTTGAAAAAAGAACACCAGAGCCAGCGCCAGGATATAGTATTCCAGATGATGGAGTATAAGCTGCATCTCCGGTATTGTTTCTAAACACATTATTAGAAAACCGCGAATTGGTAATATTAAGAGTATTTATTGATGCACAGTATTTTGTTGAAAGGCCGACACGAATGCCATTAAATATATTTGAATCCACAATTAACGAGTCGCACGTTCCCATAACGGAAATTCCGCACTGTATGCTTTTCTCTGCGGTATTGCTTGAGATAATAGAGCTGTTTGTGTGGTTGATATAAATAGAGCCAATAGCCGACCCTGCGCCATTTCCACATCCATAAAGAATATTACCAGTAATATTTATATGTATATTCGGCAACGCCAACAGCCCAAGGGACGCTATACCGATAGCATTATCTAACGCAGTATCAAGCCCAACAATAATATTGTTCGTAATATTAACTAACTCAGATGGCTGTTTATATATAGACGAACTGCTATCGTACTGTGCATATAGTCCATTTTTGCATCCATACACATAATTGCCATCAATAGAGCACTTATATGCTGCATGCATATCAATGCCTGTCCACTTGGCAACATTTCCAACAACATTGCTATGTATGTTTACGCCGGTTGTCCTTTCGGATGCTGTCGTATCAACCGTATAGTCTCGCGTAAGAGATATGCCATACCAGTTTGTAGCGCCTCCGGCAGTAGATATATTAGTTACTGAGTTTCCAGTAATTCCACCGCCATTTACGGAAAGATACATAATTCCGCAATATCCACAGTATGTAATAGTATTGTCAATTACCATCGCATTATTTGAGTATTTAATGTAAATCCCGAAATCAGAGAACCCATTTATATTGCATGACTCAATAGTAATATTTGATATCTTAGATGTGGATGATGTTCCATAAGCAATAATAGCGGTATCGCTTGCTGTTCTGGTAGACGGCTCTGCACCTATGCTTTCTCCGCGCAAAGTTAAATCCTTAATTTTAACGTTGCTTGCTGTAATAGCAATCATCGGCGTAGCTATGACGGAGTTTCTTAATAGAATAGCATTCCCATATAGAAGCTTTGCAGAAGATACGGTAAGACCAGATACCAGATAGCTTCCTCCAGGGAAATAAATACTTGTGGCCGATGAATCAATAGCCGCCTGAATAGATACCGTATCGTCGGTTACTCCATCCCCTTTTGCGCCGAAATCCTTAACGCTGACAATATCGGAAAGCTTGGAGTTTACAGTTCTATCAACGCCGCCTGCTTGCGGAGGTATATAATTAATGCTATTAGCCGTTGAAGATATGACCTCTGGCGCATACCATATCTGTACACCGTTTTTGTCTTTTAGCGTTACGGAATACGCGCCAGACAACCAGATAGCGGGGAATACCCCATCTGCATCGGCCTCTACAGGGTTGCTATTTGGCGTTCCAAGCGAAGAAGTGGTATATGTATCCTTTGGCGTAGATGTGCCGAAAGCACAGAAATACAGCTTAGCGCCATCGGACGGCACAATGCCTTGACCAACATCAGCAAATGGAAGGGTAAAAAGCGTAGCCATTATTTAGTCTCCATTGCTGCAGGTGTTGATAGTGCGCCTTGTTGCATCTTCTCAATTATAGCCTTTTTTCGTGCTATAGACACATCTGGAGCGTTGACAATCTTCTCTAGTTTGTTTAGTCGTTTGCCTACGAGGTCTGCCAGCTCTTTGGCGTTATAGCTGCCCTCGTCAAGCGTTACATCATGCGTTCTGTGTCGAGTGAAGCGAACCGCCTTATTCCACGCCTTGCCGACTATGCCAAGATCTGCCATGCGCTGGTCTATGCGGTTTGCCTGCTCAGACAACAGCGAAAGCTGGTCTTTCGTCTTGATAAGATCCGCCGCGCTTTCGTCCAATGCTTTCAGGCTTGGGTCGTTAACAATGCCGCGAACGGTTTTTTTCAGTCCAGACCGCGTAGCTTCAAGCCCTTTCTGCACCTCTGTGTTAATTTTTCCGTCTGGCGTAAAGGCGTTCAGGTTTGTTCCGTGCTCTTTAGCAAGGTCGTTTATTTCTCTTGGCGTAATGCCTTCAGGAACTTTCTGCCCCAGTGTAAGCGGGTCAATGCCAGTGGACGGCTGTATGCGATCCATCAGCGCATCCATTCTGGCAACAGAAGCCGCGTCACGCTTAACCTGGTAGTTTTTGCGAAGATCAATAATGGCATCTTTGACAAAGTTTTGCTTAATCGCATCGCCGTCTTTTGACACAACCTGCTCTAGCTGGCTGCCGGAGTATTTGGCTGTATGCTTATCCAGACGACTATTGACAGCGCCAAGCACCTCATCGGTTTTTTGTGTCAGCTTGCCCACGATATCATCAGGGCTGGCAATGTCCTTGCGGTCAATTTGCGACAACGCCTTGCGATACTGCGGAATATCCTCACGCTTGCCCTGCATGATCTGGCCGATTATTTTTGACGTTTGCGCCGTTTCTGGTATTGGCTTGATAACATTAGACGCGGCCTTAGCAGCAGCCTCAGACGCCGCGCCCGTGCCTTTTGCAAGATACGGAGCCGCCCACATAGCAGCATCGGGCAGCGTCTTTCCAAGCGCATAAGCGCCGCCCTGTATCGGTTCGCCTGCGCCAAGACCTTTAGCAGCAGATGACAATCCAATGCCTAAATTTTCCGCAAGCCCTTCTTGCTGGCCTTGTTGGTATGATTTGGCAAAGTCACCGCCTTGAGCCATAGCACCAAGACCGCGCACAGCAGAAACTGGAGCGTTGATAGCGCCACCGATTGCCTCCATGCCAGCGCCAATGCCGCCAAGTGTTCGCTGGCCTTCAGCGCTTGCTGGCGCATACGTCATGGCACTCTGTGTTGATTCTTGTGCTTGTTTTGCTGCGTCTACATTTCCGCCAGATATGCCAAGCTTACCAAGAAACGCAAGCCCGCCACCTAATGCGGCGGGAACAGCAGATGCCATTGATACAGGAGCCTCAAACGCGCCAAGTCCGCCTAGAACACGCTGGGCAGTAGTTTTCGGAGTAATGCTAGCAACATCGGCTTTCGGTTCTGCCATAGCCTGTGCAGATGGAGCCTCCTCATAACCTTGTGGAGCATCTTCATAACCGGCTGGTGCAGAGCTATCTGTAACCTCATCATAGCCAGCAGGCACTTCCTCATAACCGGCGGGCGCATCGCCTTGTGAGCCAAGCTTGCCCGTAATTTTTGCAACATAATCTTGCGTTTCTGGATAGGGAGGGATTCCGCCGTGCTCAGCAACAGCTGCAGGCCCAGCGTTATAAGCAGCCAAAGCGAGAGGAACATCGCCATTGTGCTGATCCAGCATAAGGCGCATATATTTAGCGCCGCCATCTGCATTCTGTTCTGGATCGTTGACATCATCTACGCCCATTTCTTTTGCTGTATCTGGCATAAGCTGCAACAGCCCGCCAGCGCCTTTCGGTGATCGCGCCTTAGCATCGCCGCCGCTTTCCTGATCTGCCATAGCAGACAGCAAGCCAACAGGGAGAGCGTATTGCTTCTCCTTGTCTGATAGTAACTGTGCGTAGTTTTTAACGCTCATTTACGCACCCATGCGCCATTTTGACGGACAAATGTATGGATCTCTCCGCTTGCCTTATCTTTGAATTGCTTTTCAACGCCATCACCTATGCCGCCTGACTGAGCGGGCTGCTCTGGATTTTTCTGTGTGTTATCCGCTTTCTTTTCAGCAATCAGTTTTTCCAGCGTGTAGCTTGGATCTTTGTCCTGTTTCGATCGCAAATGATTCAAGTCTGCCTGTGTGTAAGGTACAACCGTTTGCAGATTGTCAATGGTTGACTGAATAAACTGCTTTTGCTCATCTGGCACGCGCGGATTATGCAGCTTTACCTCTAAAGCTTTTTCGATTATCTGGCGCATTTCTGCCGTTTTTCTGGCTTTGTCAAACTGAGTATCTCCATCAACAAACGCCAAGTTATCCATTTTCTTGACAATGGTCATATTTGGCTGCATGCCCATACCGGCAACAACAGCCATCTGACGCGCCACGCCAGCCATCATAGTGTTATAAGACTTCACGTTCTCTGGTGCGAGCCGGTTTGTAATCGTGTTTTTGGTAGATGATAAGATGCTTTCGTTTGGTATTTTACCTGAGCCAAAAATGCCGCTATCGCCGCCATCAGGCATGTCTATAATGTTTTGCAATGCGATAGCTGCCTCGTTAGCGTTGCCAAGCATAGAGTCCATATAGCGCGATTCAACAGCGCCCTGCTGTGGAGAGAATGGCTTGCCGTTTGCGCCCATTATTGGCGTAGCGGGCTTGTTTGGATGGCGAATATCATAAACAGATGCGCCGTCTTTAGTGGTGCGCAAATACTTAGCATCATCCTCTGACGTACCGGTAAGATGCAGCATCTTGTCAAGCGTTGCCTTATCTTCAGTGCTTGCGGCATTGTATAACGCAAGGTTTCTTTCTGCCGCCGTCATCTCGCCAGTGCGCGAGCGTTTTGCAGCCATAGCAGCATCATACACGGCAGCATGTGTCTGTAAGGTTCCGAGCATGTCCTGATCGTTCATCTGCAGCACTTGGTTATAGTGGTCTGTAGGTAGCCCCATATCCTGATTGTGCTGCGCCTGTGCCGATATGTAATCTCTGGCAGCTTGAGGGCTATTCTTTGCTAATAACAGGGCGATGTGCGACTGCTCGCCGTTCTGGTCAATCTGCGACTGTGTTTGCTTATCCGCTGCCATGTAGCGGTTTTGCATCATCTTGGTAACTTCATCGGCTGCCGCTGGGTCAAGCTGTCCGAGTTTCTGCCATGCAGCATACGCATCGGGGCCGCCCTGCATGATAGAGCCGCGCAAAGCCTTTGCGTCCGCTTCATTCTTGCGTTGCAGCTGATCCGCAGCAATACCGGCTCCCGTCTGGTAGCCACTACGAACAGCGCCGACTAAATCAGGAACCAGTGATGCGCCGTTAAAACTCTCTAGCGTTGGCATTAGTTTGGCCCCTCATAAATATAGCCGCTGTTTTGTGGAGCGGCAAAAGTAGTAGCGCCACTGCCAGAATGCGGAAACATACCGTAAATGCCAGCGCCAAGGCTTGCCACATTCTGAAGCCCTGCCGCCCGCGCCTGACCAGCCCCCAATATACCACTAGCCCTAGCATCGCCTGCCTGTTGCTGCAGATTCGCAATACTTCCAGCCGATTGCTGACCAAGACCGGCAAGGTTTGATCCTGCGGTCTGTCCGGTGCCAGATATTCCAGCAAATCGATTGTAGTCAGTATTGAAATTCTCGGCAGCATTCAATACGCCAAGCTTATTCAAATCAGCGCGAACATTGCCTCCGCCTAGACCGCCAGTAGCTGCGGCCTTTGCAAGTAAAGCTTTTTCGTTTTGTTGCTGCAGGAATAATTGACCTGGCGTTGGCTGCATATTGCCCATGGCCGTCTTCTGTGCTGCAGCGCCATTGATGCCGGTCAAGTCCTGTTGAATACCAAGCGCACCAGTACCAGCCGTTACCCACGGCTTCAGGTTGGCGTTAGTTATTTCGGATTGCCTGCGCTGTTCGTCGGCTGCGGACTGTGCTGCTCCTACTACGCCGCTTGCAGCTTTCTTTGCTGCCGCACCCGCTTGGTTTCCACTCAAATCCAGAGGGTCAGCAAAAGGCCCCGTCCATCCGTTAGCGTTATTGTCGCCAGTAGGGTCAAATAGTTTTTTTACAAAGCTCATTATTTAGCCCTCATAACAAAGCCGCCATTAGGCCAATAGCTGCACTGCCGAGCTGTTGATTCTGCGCTGTTTGTGCTTGCTGTCCTGCAACAATGCCGGATGCTTTGGCGTTGGCTGCGTTCATTGACAGGTTGCCTATTGCGTTAGCTGCATTCTGACCGAGCGCGCCAATTTGACCGCCCGTTGCCTGCCCTGTATTAGATAATCCAGCTAGACGGTTATATTGGTTCTCGTAATCCTGAGCCGCCCATCCTGCGCCCTGAGTCTTCAGTGCGTTGATAATATTAGGATTGCCAATGCCGCCAAGCGCAATAGAGTTACGATTCAATGCATCCATCCCAGCATTAACATAAGACGCTTGGTTAGGTGATGACGTGTAATTGTTAAACGCCGCGGCCTGTTTTGCAGCGCCATTCACGCCAGCATAATCAGATTGCAAGCCGAGCGCCTTGGTTCCAGCTGCCAGCCACGGTTTTAGCCTTGTTTGCGACTCGTCAAACTGCCGCTTTTGCTCTGCAATGCCAATCTTTGCAGCTTGTGCCTGCGCATCAGCAGCACTGGCCGATGTCTCAGCTGGCCCGCCTCCGCTGCCTGTCAAGCCCGATAATATACCCGTCATAGATCGCCCCTAGTAACACCCATGTGCCACTGATCCATCAAAACTCCGCCCTTCTGGTACGAAAGACGGTTAATGCCTTCATCTTTAAAGCCAACTTTCAAGCAACAGTTGCGCAGCTTCTTATACATAAATGGAATAGTAACATTTATTTTATGAACATTCTGCATATTGAACGCCCAAGCAAAAAACAATTTCATGACGTCGCGTATCTTGTGCTTATGGCCACTTAATAGGTAAGGATGCATCTGTATAGCGCACGTGGTCTGTTTATGCACGTAAATCATGCCAATCATCACAATGCCCTCATACACGCCAAGCCATGCACGCTCTGCGCTAAATTCAGGCATATAAGCATCCTTGCTTATTCCGCAATCGTCTGAAGCAAGACACCACACCTCGTCAATCGTCATAAACGACTGAACAAGATGAGGGTCTGTTATGGCGCTAAGGATCAAAACTGTATCCCTGTGATGCGGAAGTTAATCGTACTGGCTGTAGACACCTGTACATACAGCTGGCCTCCGGGAGGAATAAGCTGATTCTGTACCTCTGGCGGAGACTCGTTGGTATATGGAGCTAGCGAGCTAGACGGTATGATCTTGTTTGTGCTATCGGCAGACCCGCCAGATGGCACAATCCACACCGAATAAGTCTCGGTCGTGGCAGCAATATCAGCAGCCGTAAACGCGATAATGCGAGTGCCTGCAGAGTTAGCCGGTGATGTATACAGAGAAGTCACCCCAGTTGTGCCAGGCAGTATGCCATTGGCAATAATTACGTTAGTGGTCATTGTAGTACCTCAAGATCGTGTATTTTCTTTTGCAGTTTTGCTATTTGCGATGGGCCGGCCTGTGTATTCTGTTGTGCAGTAATCGCCGCTATTTGTTTTTGTAGCTTGGCAATCTGTGCTGGTGATGCAGAAAGGCCGCTGGCAATCACAATGTCCTCTATCTTCTTCAGAATACCCGCAATTTGACCAGACCCAACGCCTGAATCTAATAGCATAGCAGCTAGATCTGCCACTTCATTCTGCGCAAAGGTAAGCCCTTCAAGAAAGGCCATCATGCGGAGCGTTCCTTTGCCGTCTTGTGTTACAAGCGGCTCTGTTCGCTTAGGGGGTGGCAATAAACTGGTCATTGCGTACCTCTATCGACATAAGAACATAATTTAATGAGATTGCTTTTTACCGGCTCGGTGGTAATAAACCGTAATACTCGATGACGCGGTATGCGGCCAAGCCTGCGCCAGATGCACAAACGGAAAAACTCGCCAATAGCGCCATAGCTGCGGCTAGTCTGGAATGAATACGTGCGGCCACCATCGTCGGAATAATCAAACCTTAATTGAGGGTCTGATCCATCACCAGACGTTAAGCCGGTTCCTGATTCCATAGTCAGCTCCATTTGACCCTGAAATAAAGGCAATTCATCCAGAAAAAATGGGCGAGATGTTTTCATTCGATAACGCAAAGCGCCGTAATCGGTGTATACGCCATCCTGAATAATGCCGACAATACCAGTAAGACTGTCCCCGACAAGTATCTTCCCATAAGCAGCAACAATAGCATTGACGCGCCAGCGATTGTCAGACATCCCCGTCTGTCTTTCATGCCATACCATTTTTCCAGATAGTGCCGATGATGTAGCGTCGAATACAAACGTCTTAGATGGTATGCGAGCAGACTCAAACGTAAAACCTGCAAAAAAGCTTCCCTGCCATGAGTATGTCCATGCAAAAGCAGTGCTTATCTCTTCCCGAGTAAACTGCTGAATCTGATAATCGATCGCCGCCGTGCTGATCTTTTGTACGTTGCTTGAGCCAACTGCCTTCCAGATCGCCGCCGTTTCATTATTGCCACCGCCAACAAAAAGGAATGTATTGTCAAACGTACACAGCGAAAATTTCGCGTAGCATCCTTTCTGGCTGTTCGCGCCCTCTATCCTCTGGAATGGGAAGCCTGTACCGCCAACGTCCTGATATTGCTCAGTGGTCTTTTTGCCAAGAATAAACAGCTCGTTATGGTCAACCCATCCAGCCACAATGTCATCGGGGTCTATTTCAGCTGTGCCAAATTTAAGCGGATCAAAATTAAGCGGGTCGTTTATCTCTGAACAAAAGAATACGCGGCCATTGGTAGCCGTGAATATAAAATAACCGTCTTTGAATACAACGGTATCTGACGCAATAAAATCAGGATCAGTAATGCGAGTCAGCGTATGCAATGCGGAATCATAAACCCAAGCCGTCGATCCTGGATTCACTATAACCAGCTTCGTGCCGTTGTTTGCCATAGAAACACGGCTGGCGCTTGATATATTGCCCAAGTCTGCATAGCTGCCATTTGCGTCAACTCGATATAGATTTGTGCCGTTAACAAAATAGGCATAGTTGCCCATTTCTTGCGCGCCATAGCACGGCATCTTTGGCAGTGTGCAAAATGTAGATAGACCTGGAGGATCAAACAGCGCCGTATTAGATAATCCGGTCAACTCAGGAATAACAGGCACCCAATTAACACAGCG